AAACTCCTCCACCTTTTTTAAGTGATATTCGATATTCCAATCGCAATCGTTTACTAGTGTCTCTATATAGTCTCTATCCATTTTGTTTTTATTTATATATTATCTCTTACCGAGTTTCCTTTAATCATTTGGGAGGTCGGTGCAATCCCGAAAGTCCTATCCGATCCAAATACTAATCTGCAAATGTTCATAGTATTATCACCGTCAAAGTCTAGGTGTTCTCCGAAAACCTCAACAGGAAACCATACCTTTTCCCATACTCCTGCGTCTCCGTTCTCATCTACTAGAAAAGTAACCCACGCTTTTTCGTCTTGTAAATTTATTCCTTTTTTCATTTTATCGTTGTTTATAAAAAATAAGTTCGCTTTGATCTATAAATTCTATCGCCTCTCCAATAGTAGGAAAGCCCATATATTCGAGCCCTAAAACTCCATTCGATCCTGTGTAATACTCTACCCCAAAAGGGAGTGCTTTATTGTACTTATTAATAAAAATATATTTAGTTACTTTATCATTCATCGTTTTAAATTTTATTTTGTTACATTTTGTTATACAAAGATAACCCTTTATTTGAGTTATCCAAAAAATTTAATAAAAAAAAATCTTAATTTTTGTGAATTATACTAGCTTGGCTCTCGTCCAACAGATATACGGACTTCGTTTTTTTATTACCATTCCAGTACGAAGTTGACGGACAATTTTTAGAAAATACCTGCATTTCGCTTAATTTATTTAACCAAAACCAGTACGAGCCTCTAGGATCACTAACAAAATATATCTTCGTTAGATCCCCTTTTAAACTCATTAAAGCATCGTATTTTTGTTTTTCTAGTAACTTACTTTCGTAGTATTTCTTTCGAAACTTAAACTCTATAACGCACTCCTGACCTTTAGGAGTAAATCCTTTAGCGTCGTAGCATAGGTTTTTATCGCCCACCCACTCCAGTTGCCAATCGTCGAAAGTATTTAAAAAAAGTACAAAAGCCTTTTCGAATTTATTAGTCGTCTCTATTTTCGTCATAGATATCATTAAGTTGAGAGATCCAAGTTTTAATCGTTCTAGGATTGCACGTACACGGTTTATAAAAAGAGTGTTTAAAGTATTTAGCGTGTAGAGTACACACCAGTTCGAACTGATCCTTATTTAATTTATTCGATACGTCAGATCTAAAACGCTCCCAGTCTATCCTATCCAATTCCTCCATTTGTCGCCTACATTTAATTCGATATCGTTCCACTCCTCACGCCTACGATCGCAACCGCAGTCTTTTCCTCTCCATTTACTTATACGCTTTACTATCCACCTAATACCAGTATATTGAGTGATAGTATAAACTAGATCGCCCAGTCTCATAGCGTACTCATAGGATTAAGGTCGCTATTTTTTATCTCGTAGGTAGGTGCTTTAAGTTTGAAAGTTGTTCCGTCTGTTCTAGTTCTCTCCGTACCTTTTTTAAATTTCTCTCCACGCTCCAGTAGTTCGTCTTTAGTAACCCAACCCAGTATAAATAATTCGCTAGTCCTTTTATTAAGGGAGGTAAAAATATAAGTATCAGCTTGCAGGTTTTTCTGATAAGCTATAAAGTTATTTACGAACTCGGGTCTAGGATCAACCGTACGCCCCATTGTTTTAACGTCTATCTTACGTCCGTAATACTCAAAGTCGTAGCCTCCGTCAAAGCCCTCGGAGGGATCTGTTTTAATTTTAAAGTGATTTTTTACAGCAGTCTCTCCTAACATTCCTACGTATTGCTCCTGTTTAGATCCATTCGCTGTATATCGTTTACCGAGGTCGTTTTCTTTAACGTAATTCCAAACGCTTTCCTTTAGTTCTGATGATAATTTAATTCTCATTTTTTTAGTTTTTTATAAAGTAATTTATCGATTTTATTTTTAGTTCTATAAATAGAGTAGTAATCTATACCAGTCTTTTTTGATAACTCTAGCATCGAGTACCCCTCTTTATATATTAATTCGTAGATTTTTCTATCGTATAGATGCCACGAATTTATCTCGTCTTTTAAAATCTTTAACTCTTGCTCATATTCTAGGTTGTTTTCTATCGTAGCTATTTTTATAAAATTTTCGCCTACTCGTATCGTTTTTTTTTCTTTTTTACACTTATCTAAATAGAGGTTTCGTAATACCAAAAAAACGAAGTAGTAATTTACCTCGCTTTCGTTAAACATTAAAGTTTTATTATACTTGCCTTTCCAGTCGTAGATCTTTAAATACATATCTTGGACCAAATCCTCGGCCTCTATATCTAAACCAAAAGATCTCGCAACTCGCACCCACTTACTATGGGATTTTGCCATTATTTCTAAAACCTCTACCAAATCGTAAATTTTATACCAATTACAAAAAAACAAAACGTAAGCCTCTTATATCTAACATTGCTTAATTCGTCGTAGTCTTCGTCGTATAAAATCCCTAGCATTACTCCGCTAATAAAAACTTGCTCTATATGTATCCCATTCATTTTTTCCCCTCTTTATCTAGCATAGCTTGTATAATCATATAAAGATTTGCTACCGCTTTCTCCAGTCTCTCTATTCGTTGTATCTGGGTAAATTTTTTAGGTTTCATTACTCTTACATTTTAGCTACCGTCTAGGTCTCTCATATCAAAACGGTAAATTCGATTGCTCTCTTAAAGGTTTATCTAGTAACGGCTTTCCGTCTATTTCAAATCCTACGTTTCCTACCATACTCTTTAACCTTATAGGATCATCTATCGACGTAGGTCTGCCCCCTGTTTCTATTTCTTTTACTTTTCTAACGTGTATAAGGGAGTAAAACCAGTCCGTTGGGTGCTGAATGTATCGGTGGATAACCAAGAAATCGTCGGCTCGGTTGACAAACTTTCCTCCGCCCTCCACATCGCTTGCCATAGGAGGTATCGGGTGTCCAGCGTACTCGTGACCGATAATATGTTTATTTCGTAATGCAACCGTATTTGCGTGTGTATTTAACCAAATAGAAACGTTATACTTTTTGCAAAAGATCCTAAACTCCGTACAGGCTTGATAGTCGTACTCGTGCCCTCCTATGCTACTGCTCATCTCGGGATCCTTTATTAAACTATTATAAGGATCAATTAACAGCCCTTGAAAATCCCACGCTTTTTTTAAAGATTTCGCAAGTTCTATTAATTGTCTATAAGTATATAACGAAGTACTATCCACTATTTTAAAATAATCGTAAATATATTTTAAGTGTCCTTCGTAAGTTTCTTTATCTATTTTATTAATAGGCTTTTGTTCTAAAAATTCTATTAGCTTTCTCACGATACTATGAGCCTCATTTTCGGAGGAAAAAACGAGCCACCTTTTACCCAGTCTTTTAGCCGTTAAAAGCATTAAGTAAAGAACTACGGTTGTTTTTCCTACGTTAGCGTGTCCTAGAATTACATTAAAATTTCCCTCCTTAAAGCGTAAATACTCATCTATTTCGCTTATACCTAGTCTAGCGCCCTCCTTTATTTTTCCCGTTCTAATATCGTTTAATTTAGTTTTTAAGTCCTCAAAGTTTACTAACATAATTTGCGTTTTTTATTTTGATTAAAGTTATAAAAAAATTTTAAAAAAAAAAGGGAGACAAAATCGCCCCCCTTTTCAACCTAATTAAAACGGCAGATCATCGTCCGCCTCTCTCGATGCGAGGTGCTGACTTACCTCGACTTTCTCTCCTCCACTATTTACCTCCGCATTCGGTTTCCAAGTGCTTAAAGACGCATAAACGTACGGTTTATTAGTCTCGGGATTAATCTTTTTAGATCTTAATATATTTATTTCTCCCTTACCTTTATTAGCCTCAAAAACGTCTTTGTGTGCTATTAATAGTTCGCTCAATTCATTTACGTCGAACTTTAATCTATGTAAGACAAAATCCTGATTGCCCTCATTTACGAACATTCCTTTTACTATTACGCTCATTTTCTATTGTTTTAAAAGATTAAAAAAGTTATTAGTATAGGTTTCTATCTCGCTTAATCCTACCTTACCAGTACTCGCTAATTCTATCGCTCCCTTAAAAGCAACTTGTCGCAGGATCAACTCGTCTTTACTACCAGTTAAAGTGCTAGTCGGAGGAGGTGCTAAAGGTTTCGCTTTAGGAAACTCGTGCTTTTCAGCATCTTGCACCAATTCATACGTTACACTCCAACCGACTTGGAGTTCTTTTTTCTTACCTAGATTAATCTTTTCTCCGTTATCCAGTTCTAGATTATGATAGTACAAAGTACCGTTTTCAGTTTTGTAAGGTTTAACGCTTACGATCGATTTTATTTTACTTGTTTTCATTATATTAATTATTAAAAGTTACTTCTTTGGCCACTTCTATTTGTGCCTCTAAAAATTCTATATGCTTACTTAATAGATCTACTTTATTATTTAGTCGATCTACTTCACTTCTCAAAGC